GCGGCCTCCCGCCGCGTCGCAGTCACGGAGGGCGGATGGTCGTCATGCGTCCTCCTCATCGTCAGTACCCCATCGCCACGCGCACGCGGATCGCCTTTTCGGTGTTACCCGCGCTTGAGTAATGGATGCCGTCAGAAGACATGGTTGCGCCGTTGTCGGAGCCCTTCATCCAAACCCGCTCGTCGTCGCCAACCGCGGCCCACGGACTCCGCGTCGCGAGGACGCTGTCAATCCATCCGGCCATCGTGTCCGCCTGTGCGTCAAAGCCTCGTCCCCAAATCTTCGAAACGAGCGCCTTGCACGACGGCCATGCCGCGTGGATCGCATCGAGCGTGTAGGCGAGCTGCGTCTTGTAGTCGGCCTCCGACGTGGCCGGCGCCGAAAGATCGTTGATGCCGATATCGACGAGCGCCCATTCCGGCGCGCGATCTGCGGCGGCGATCCATGCGTCAACGCCCGTCGAGAGCGTCACGGCGCGGCCACCGACTACCGCCAGCGCCGCCGGGTCAATCTCCCATCCGTCGGCCGAAGGCCCACGGTAAGGCGCAAGTTCAGCCACGAGGAGCGGTTCCCATTCGCCCCTCGACGTCTTGCTATCGCCCAGTGCCGTAATAGGGCGCGTCAGTCAAAGCTGTGACAAGGTCACCCCCGGGCCGTTCGCGACGGCCTGCACGTTCGCGCGAAGCGTCGTCTGCGTGAGGGAGGAGACTGCGTTCACGGTCAGCGTGGCGGCCGAGGCGCCTTCGGTCACGGCGAAGGTGGCCGTGAGCGTTCCGCCGCCCGCAGAGGTAGCGACCGCCGGGGCGTTCGCGTCGTCAACGATCCCGACCGTGGAGACGGTATTGCCGGTGGCCTTCCGCACGCTGTTCACGCGCACGCGATAGCTCATCGATTGGTATTCGGTGCCGTCGTTGGCCTCGATCGTGACGAGAAACTCCGAGACGACCGCGGCCGAGGCGCCGAACGTAATCGTTGCAACATCCGTTGCGCTCGACTCGGTGAGCGTCGTCCATTTCCCGCTCTCGTACCGCCGCGTCGAAGGCGTGTGAGCGCTGCTGCCGGTTCCGGCGGCCGGATAGCCCGTCTGCCAGACATTCGATCCTGCGGTCCCCTGGTTCGTGCCGAGAGGTCCGATGAAGGTGAACGTGGCCGCTGCGTTCGCGTTCGTCCCGGTCGCGTTCTGGACTCCGAACGTCTGGGCCACTGGCACCGCGGCGTTGTTCGCCCCGAGCTGAATCTTGGCAGCGCCGACGCCGGTAATCAGCGCCTCTGAGGTCGATCCATCGGTTACCTCGCCCGCCGTCCAGCCGATCGAGCCGGTGGTCTGAACTTGGAGCGACAGGACGCCCGACCCGCCCACCTTGGCGCGGCCATAGCCACCCGGTGCGAAGACGATCGCGCCAGTGCTAGCGCCACGGAATATCCGCGACCCGCCCATAAATGCGACACCGAGCGTCGAAACGGTACCGTCGGCGAACTTCCCGGTCAGGATGCCCGTCCCGTTCACCGTCGGCGGCGTCTCCCCGCCCCCCGCCAGCCCCGTGTCGTCCACGGTCAGCGCGGTGCCGGTGTAGATGATCCCCGTCGTCGCGGGCGACGTGCCTGCAACGGTGCGGTAGACCCGGTAGTCAGTAGCGCCCGTGACAGCCGACCACGCGAGCCGGTTGAAGTTGCCAGCCGACAGCGTCGCGTTGCCGACCGCCGTGCTCGACGCAGCGCCCGCCTCCGTCGTCGTGCCGTCCGCCAGCCGAGCGACCAGCTTGTACGTCCACGTCACCGCTCCGCCCGTGCCCTGCGGCGTGACCGTGATCGAGCCGGGCGTCGCGAGGGCGGTGGCGGTGACGTTGTTCGCGGTAACGGTGCCGGTCGCGAGCGTGTCGGTCGTGCCGTTGAACGTCAGCGCCGAGTCGCAGTTCAGCCGCGCCGGAGAGCCGAGGAACACGGCGAGATTCGTCGCGACACAGCCCGACGGCGCCGGGAGAGTGGAGTAGTTGATCCCGCCCGCCTGCCCGTCGAGCCGGGTCGCGACGGTGTCGAGCCGGTAGGCCGCCTGGTTCGGCTGGGCGGATAGCGGGAGCGCCGCCGCCAGGATCAGAGCAGCGGCGATCCGCTTCACCGCTGCACCTCGAGCGTCGCCGTGATGGAGCCCGTCGTTCGCGCCGAGACGTACAGCCGCGTGTACGGCATCGACGGGACCGACCACGCCTCGCCGCCGTCGCCCGTCGTGAGGCTCATCCCGGTCGCGTTGGAGATCGTCGCGACGGTGTACCACTTCGAGTTGTCGTTGCTCTGCTGGATGAGGACCGTCGTCGTCGAGGCCGCCGGGTCGTCCGAGCGGTAGACGTGGATGCGGACGTACTTCGCGTTCGCGGTGTCGTAGGACGAGGACGCGCCGGTCGTCGCCTTCGCGGTGAAAACAGTCTGGGGTTCGCCGAGTGCCACCGTCGGGAGCACGAGGAGCGCCACGAGGGCGGCCGTGAGGATGTAGCGGGTTGCCTTCATGATTCTCCTCCCGCTACCGGGAGCGCGCTCGCAACGCGCCCCCGGAGCCGGATTGTTTGGTTACGGGTAGGTGACGTAGAGGAGGTAGATCGTGCCGGTGGAGGTCGTGACGTTGGCGAGATCGCCAGCCCCTCCGGTGAAGATCGCCTTGACCGGGGTGTCCGCCGCGACGTACTGGATGGCCGCGTCGGTCCCACGCTCCGCGGCTGCGTTGCCGTAGATGGTCGCGGCGGCGGCTTTCACGTCGCCCGCAGCGAGGAAGTCAACGTAGGTCGGATTCGTTCTTCCTACGCCGACCGTCAGCGTCCCCGCGGCGAACGTCGCCTGCGTACCGACGATGGCGTACGCGGACAGAAGCTGCGACTTGGCCGGGAGCGTGCCGATGGTGATGAGGGCGCTCGTTCCGCCTGTGCCTGCCGCGACGATCTCGGCGTTCGTCCAGTCGTACTTGATGACTCCGATGTTCGGGGCAGAGGCGGAGGCGTCCGCGATATCCGACGCCCACGCGCCGGGATCGTTGCCGAGCGCCACGGCCTTGACGGTGAGCGTCCCGGAAGCACGGGCCGACACGTTCCCGCGCAGGTACGGCCACGCCGTCCCACGCCAGCACTCGCCGGACGGCGACGCCGCCGGGTTCGTGATAGTGGCGAGCGTGAACCAGACGGTGCCGTCGAGCGACCCCTGGATCAGTACCGTGCAGGACGAGCCCGCCGCCGAGAAGACGTAAACCTTCGCGCCGGACGCGGTGCCAAACGGAATCGCCGACCCGGCACCCGTCGTCGTGACGGCCGAGAGAAGCGTGAAGACGGTCGGGTCGTTCATGGCCCGCCTCCTACGCCGTCACGTCGTGCCAGAGGTAGCCCGCCGTGTTGAGCGTGCAGATGTGCTTGTAGCACTCGGAGTAGCGGAAGACATCGGAGCCCTCGGCCCCCTGCGTCTCGTCGCGGAACTGGTCGACCTTCGGGTATCCGGCGCTGGTGAACGTCGCGCCGAACTTGGGCGACATCAGCTCGGCCCCGCCGACGTAGAGAAGTCCGGCGCAGTCGTTCCAGATGTCCGAGGAGGCGCCGCCGACGGCGGTCGTGTAGATCGCGTCGCCGACGAAGACGTTCAGCCCGAAGATCGCCGCGAGGACATCGGCGCCGACGGGAGCGGCCGGGCTCTGCTTGGTGGCCCCGCCGTTGACGATGGTGATGACCTGCGCGTTGAACCGCAGCGCGGCGTACGCGGTCGGGGAGAGCCAGAGCGCGTTCGGCCGGACGCCGATCGCGGCGCGAACGACTTCCTTCTTGGCCTCGATGGCCGTGAGCGGAGCCGAGGAGGCGTGAGACCACTGCGTCGTGCCCGACAGCGTGCCGTAGTAGGTCGCGCTCGAGTACGTGCCGTCGGTCGTCAGGAGCGAGGCGGCGAGGGCTTCCTTGCGCGTCTGGACCTGCGTGCGGATGAGATCGACCTTCTGGCCGGCGATGTCGAGGCCGACGGACTGCGCGGCGCGCTGCTCGCGGGCGTCGAGGTAGGCGTGCTTGGAGTGCACGTCGAGCGTCGCCTTCGTCCACGAGATCGCGAGGTCGGTCCGCTTGACCTGGCCGCTGATGGCGACCACGTCGTCGGCCGAGAAGAAGAACTCCTTGCCGAAGACCGGGTAGGACGCCTGCTCCTGGCCGTCGGGCGAGGCGATGATCTCGGGAAGGAGCTCGGTGCCGATGAAGCCGGACTGCATGTAGCCGACGCCGCCCATCGTGGAGCGGGTGGTGGGCTGGAAGTTCGACAGCGAGGCGGCGGTCTGCTTGACGAACTCGGTGTCGCCGTGCTTCGAGGCGAACTTGACGGATGCCTGGATCTCGCGGAGGAGAGCCGGATCGACGGGAGTGATGTTGCTCATTGGCTTACCTCACGAGCATCCAGAAGAGGCCGGAGGAGCCGGCGCCGTCCGAGAGGGCGGTGCCGATCGTCGCGGCGGTGAGCGTGTCGATGTCGGCCTCGGGGGCGACCTCGCCGGAGGCGGCTCCCTTGCAGAGATCGCCGCAGGTGATGGCCGCGCTCGACTTGACGAGGACGATGTCCCCGCTCGAGAGCGGGAAGAAGTCGCCGACGGCGGCCGAGGCGACCGCGTCGTACGCGATGTGCGTCGCGACGGGTCCGGTCGCGGAGACGGTCGCGAGACCCATCGTCCCGGCGGTGACGCCGACGCAGGCGAGGCAGTTCGCCGCGATGTTGGTGGAGGCCGTGGCGCGCACGGCACCCCGGATGTGGTTGACGCCTTCCATTGCCATGATCAGTTCCCCCTCTGAGTGAAGTGCGGCCGTGCGGCCTGTTCGTTCTGGTAGCGGGCGGTGAGTCGGGCGGCGGTCGAAACGGGCGCCCGGTCGGCGGCGCTCGCGGTGACGACCTGGCCGGCGGCGGGAGCGAGGACCGGGGCGACCTTCGCCCACTCCTCGAACCCGTCGGCGTCAGCCGACGCGAACCGCACCGCGCTCTCGAGCGTCGCCGCGGTGACCTTGCCGTCCGAGACGGCCGAGGCGACGAGCGACTTGATGCGCTCGCGGGCGGTGCCGTCCTCGACGATCTCGATGCGCGGCTTGACCGAGGCGGCCGCGTTGTCGAACGGCAGCGGCTCGGCGGCCGGCGGCTTCGGCTCGTCCTTCTTCTCCATGTCCATCTCGGGCATCTCGGGGGCGCCCGCGATAGCCTTGCCGATCAGCTCGAGGAGCATCTCGTCGGAGACGGCCTCGGGCATCTGGTAGGTCTCGCGGATGAGCGCGAGCAGGCCCGGCTTGTCGAATGCGGCGGACTTCTGCTTCGCCGCGGTGACGGTCTTGGAATCAGCCATGTGCGATTCCTCCTTCACGGTTTCGCCGTCTGTGGCGGCGGGTTGCGGTACGTCCGGCTCGACCGCCGGGGTGATCTGTGCCTGGATCGGCGGCATCCCGCCGATGGCCGGGTCGTTGACGAGCGAGACCTCGGACAGCCGGCGCGGACGCCAGAACCCTTCTTCGTCCTGCTCCGCGTCGAAGCCGGGCGAGCGGTAGCCCCACGCGCCATCCTTGATCTCCGAGAGGGCGCGTTCGTTGTAGCGGATGAAGGCGTACAGCCCGTCGGGCGCACACTCGACCTTGTCGATCCAGCCCGCCGCCATACCGCCCCGGGCCGGGTCGTCGCCGTGGCGGTACAGGACAGGCGCCGGCTCGGCTCGCTGCGCGAACTCGGACGCGACGCCGGCCAGGTCTTCGGCCGTGAACCGCCACCGCCGATCGTCGTTGCCCTGCGGCTCCCCGATCGGGAAGACCAGCTCGCGCTTGGGCTGGACGTTCTGCCACTGCGGATCGGACAGGGCCATCGCGCGGACGGCCAGGGTCAGCTTCACTTCTTCACCTCCCGCGCCTTCCTGACCTCGTGCCGCGCCCCGAGATAGCCGTCCGCCAGCGTCGCCGCCAGCTTGTCGGTCAGGAGCGGCACGTCGGAGGGCTCGAGCTTCGAGAGCGACATCCCGAACGACTTCAGGTCGGCGTCATCCGACAGCCCGTCTAGAAGCGCGGCGATCGGGTCGGTGATCTCGGCCCCGGCGTCCCGCGGAGGCTTGGCCGGTTTTGGGGGCTCTTCTCGTGCTGCGGTTTGCGCCCCGAACGATGCGAACGGATTGGCGGCAGGTGCAGCCGGTGCAGGAGCCAGAATGGCCTCGCCCTCCGCGGGAGCCGGGACCGACAGGAGTTCGCGTGCGTACGTCTCGCCGACCGACAGTCCGAGGTCGCGGGTGATCGTCAGCAGCGCATTCGCCGTCACCGCCATGTCCACCGCGTCGTCGAACTGCGGGAGGTACTGCGGCGTGTACTCCACGGCCGCTTCCCCGAGGTTCATGCGCACGAACGGGACGAACAGGTCGCGGCGGATGACCTCGGAGATGAGCTGCCAGAGCCCGAAGAGCACGTCCCGCCGGACGAGCTGCGAGACCGACGCGCTCGCCTTGCTCCCCTGGTCGGTCCCGACCGTGACGGTCTGCTGCGACCCGAGGAAGGCGACCGAGATGCGTTGGGCTGACTTCTCGAGGTAGGTCTCGTGCACCAGCGAGCCGGTCGTGCTGACCGCGTTCTGGACGAGATCGACCGACGTGCCCTCCGAGACGACGAGCGAGCCGGCCGACCCGAACGCTGCGAAAGCGCCCTCGAGGACCGAGCGGTCGTCCTCGCGCTGGTACTTGCCGACCGGGATCGGCATCCCGAACCGCTCGATCGCCTGCGTCTCCCACTGCGAGACGTTCAGCCGCCCGAACCACTCGCCCAGGATCGAGCGGTAGACGCCGCGCAGGCTGAAGTCCGGCACGTCCCGGTCGACGATCGTGGTGATGAACTTGCCCGGGTAGGCCGTGAGCGGCTGGCCCTTCACGTCCTCCGGCTTGACCGCGACCTGGAGCGCCCCGGTGTCCATGTCGTACCGGAGCCGCTGCTGCGGGACCAGCCGGAAGGCACGCCACGTCCGGACCTGCGCGCCCGGCTCGTCCCAGATGATCTCGTTCAGCGACGCACCCCGCAGGTCGCCCTCGACGATGCCGGTGATGGCGTCCCGCATCGACGAGTCCGGCGAGTCGACCGCGGCCTTGACGAGATCGGCTACCCGCTGCGCCTCGGGCGTGTCGTTGAACGGGATGACCTCGGCCGGGATCGACGTGACGCCCGCGAGAAGCTGCCGGCGGACCCCGCGTATGTGCGAGTCCGTCCCGGGCAGCAGGTCGTAGATCCCGCCGAGCTCCCGCAGGTTCCCGTTCGCCGCCGTCGACAGCGCCGACGTGATCGACGTGGTCGTGACCGCCGAGAGCGTCTGGCGCCTCGAGTAGTCGGTTCGGGTCGGACGGATGAGCCGCCCCGACAGTAGGTCGACGGCGGCGCGGAGACGGGAGAGAAAAGCGAACCTGCCCATCCGTCTCTAAATTCGGACATAAGCGTCCGGATAGCGAGACGAACGCGGCCCAATTGGGCCGGAAACCTAGTGCCGAACGTTGCGCTTCGCGCCGGTGCCTTGGAACAGGTCTACCCGCCAGACGACCAGCACCTCGGTCTCAGAGGCGCCGCACCCGCCCGGCGGCGGGCAGGAGATCCGGCGCTCGGTGACCTGCTGGACGCCGGCCTCCCGGGTCTCGACGGGCCCGATGCGGCAGGAGTCCACGAGGACCGCCGGCTTGCCGCAGCGGGGGCAGCGGGTTGTCGCCATCAAAAGCCTCTCGTTGCCCCCCGCCCGACGCGGACGGCGGATGCTGCGGTAGGTGCGTTGCTGTCAATGTGCATGACGAAGTACCGCAAGGCGTCGAGCCCATGATCGTCCGCCTTGACCGGCTCCTCCTTGACCGCCTTCCCGTCCGCGCCCTTCGGCCAGGAGTACGACTCGAACTCCTCGGCCGTGCAGACCGGCCGGCGTGCGTCGGCGAGCGACTCGTCCCGCTCTGCCAGCGCGCCCCGGAAGACGAACAGCCGCGGCCTGCCGTCGCCCGCCTTCCGTAGCCGTGCCTGTACCGCCTGGATGCCGAGCCCGACGGCCTTGCGTGCCGCGACCGTGACGATGCCGTGCCGGGCCAGCGTCGCCCGGTCCTCGGCGTCGTGGTCGGCGACCGTCGCTTCGATCGGCTCCCCGCCGGTCAGGCGCCGGATGTCCCGGGCGTGGTCTTCTACGAGTCGGCCCGCCCGGTACACCTCCCGGTACAGGTACGCACGCCCGTCCGGGTCGAGCGCCCACCACTGGCAGACGAACGGGTTGGTGTAACCGAAGTCGACCGCCCGGAAGCGCCGCCAGTCGGCCGGGACAGGGAACGGCTCGACGACGTGGGTGCCGCGGTCGAACTCCTCGTACACCACGCCTTCGGCCGCTACCCAGCGCCCGAACCGCAGCCGCTCGCGCCGGACCCCAGTCAGCGAGTCAAGGATGGCGAGTGTCCGTCGGCCCTGCTCGGTCCACTCCCCGCCATCCCAGAGCGTCGGGTTGTCTTCGTGCCGGGAGTGCAGAACTTTCAACGCGGGTCGGGAAAGAATCCAATGCGTCGGCGGTCCAGGGTTGCAGTCACCGAACAGCATCGGGTGCGGCGTGACGGCGCCGCGGCCCGTGACCCGGGTCGAGAGCGTCTCCCAGTCCTCGAGCGCGAGTTCCTCGGCCTGGTTGACATAGACCCAGTCGAACTCACCCGAGAGCACCTTGCCTGGCCTGTCCATGCCGGCGACAAAGCATTGCGCCCCGTTGCCGTAGCCATACCACTCCGGGTGCGCCCCGCCGTAGACGGCTGGTGCCGTGCCCCGGAGCTCGGTCACCCGCTGCCAGGTCTTCAGCACCGTGCCGCCCATGTCCGCCCGGACCTTGCGGACGAGGACGGCCCGGGCATTAGGCGTCGAGCGCAGTAGCCCGTGCAGGTGCCACAGGGCGGCGAACGTCTTGCCCGTCTCGGCGGGGCCGGCCAGCACCCACTCGTGCGACCGGACGGCTTGGGCCTCGAGGGCGGCACCGTAGAAGGACACCGCCGGCTTTGCCTTACGTTGCCCCAGGAAGGCCGACAGGTCGGCGGACAGGCTCGGTGCCTTACTCGCCACCCAAGGCCCCCCTGACGGCTTCCAGCGCAGCCGGGAACGGCTCCAGCGCGTCGGCGATCTTCTCGCGCATCGCCAGCCACTCCGGCGATGCGACGAGGACGTTGACCTGGGCAGCCGGGTCTGGCTTGATCTGCCCCGTCGCCTTGCCGATCAGCTCGACGACGGGCTTCAGCGTGGCGACCGCCTCGAGGAGCAGCTTGCGCGGGTCGGCGGTCTTCGTCTCGCCACGGACGACGCTGATGCCGAGCTTCGACTCGACGTCGGCCAGGAGCTTTCCGAGCTTCTCGGTCCTCCGGACGGTGAGATTGCCGACCTTCCGTTCGTAGATCACGTCGACCTCGTGCGAGCGTGGGTTGAGGTTGTAACGTCCGGGTGCGTTCGGGTCCTCGAGCCAGGCGTCGGCGGCCCAGAGCATCTTCTCGGCCTTGTGGACGAGGTTGTCGAGGCGGGCCATGACGTCCTGCTGCGCCACGGCGAGGGGCACCGGGCCGGCCGCCCTGTCAAGCATCGCCTGCGTGCCGGCCGTGACGTACTTGCCGCGGAACGTCTCGAGGGCTTTCCGGGAAATCCCGAATGTGCGCTGAATCTGTTCCGAATTTGCACCCGGCGTCAGGAGCGCCTCAAGGATCTCGTCTCGGCGCGGATGGCTCTCGATGGCGGGGGGGCGTCCGGCCTTCCCCATCAGCACCACCCGCACTTTCCGGCGACCAGCCGGCCGCCACAGGACTGGCAGACGGGCGGCCGGCGCGCTTCGAAGCAGGCTCGGCAGAGGAGGTCGGACGGGGGGACCTCGGTGCCGCACTTGACGCACTCGAACCTCGTCCCCTTTTCGGTGAGTTCGGGGGGCTTTTTCATCGGCGTCCCCCGGACACGGCGAACCTCGTCCCTGTCCCCCCTACGGGGGAGTAGGGGGGACGAGGTTCACGAGGATTCGCCAACATCGTCCAGGTCGAGGTTGGGACGATGTTGGGAGGTTGGGACGATGTTACGCTTTCGGAGCCCCCGGAAGGCCCCAGAGGACGCCGCCTCCGCGGCCCGCTCGAGGGGTAGCGACGACTCGTTTCTTGTCCCACAGCGACCGCAGCGCGAGGTCCACGTACACCTTCCTGCCCTCGACCTTCTGACGCAGAACGTTCCCCGGGACGCCCTCCGGGCAGTCGACCAGAACGGACAGGATTCGGGCCTCGATGCGCTCGACGGCGAGTGTCTTCGTCGCCTCTTTTCTGGACGCTGAATCGAATGGGTCGAAGTCGGGTTCCATAACATTCCCCTTTCTTTGCCCATTCTACCCCATTTTCGTCCATCATGGCCCAGACTTTCATCCCGCCCTCCGAATCGGCAGTTTCCAGACCAGGCCGCCGCCTCGTCCGGACCGTTCTTCCGTGATCAGTTCGCCCGCGTCAGCCATCTCGAGCCGGGCTGCCCGGTGGTGCGCGATCTTTCCGCCGCACCTCTCCTCGAGAGCCTTCCCGGACAGGCCTTCCGGGTTCGACTTCAGGACTTTCCGGATCTTGTCCTTGAACTCGATGAGTAGCTTCCTGCGAGCCGTCTCGGCGGCGTCCGCCTCGGCGTCCTCCCGGGCCCCCTTGTCGATCTCCCGCAGCCGCCACTCGACCGGGTCCAGGAGGAGCCGGAACACCTTCCCAGCCGACCCGAACGACACCTTCGGGAGCGTCACCTCGACCTCGGTCTGGCCGTCCTCCCGGTCCATCCGCTCCATGAATGCCATCACCTGCGAGCGGTGCTCCACCTTGGCGGAGCCGAGCGCGGCGGTCCTCGGGAGGGTCCTGTCTTCCTTCTTCCGGGCCGCCGAGGACGCCCGGTTCGCGTGGTTCGGGACCATCACCGGGATGAGCAGCCGGCTCGCGAGCAGCCGGGCCGTCTCCATCGCCGAGTC